TTCAAAACGTGGTTTAAATGCGAGTAACTTATTTCGTATTTCTTTGCAAAAGCTCTTTGACTTGTTTTTTCTTCTAAAAACAATTCTAAAACCATTTTATTAAAGTTCATTTAAGTAATTCATTTTTGATTCGTAAATGTGATAAACTTCTGTTTCTCTTTTGTAAATTATAGTCGGTATTTCAACTATTTTTATTTTTGATTTAATTGCTTTTTTTGCGTCGTCAAGTTCAAAAAGAAGTTCCGGATTTTTATTATTTATTCTGGTCCCGACTGACTTTACATTATTTCTTTTTAAAAGACCTCTTAACGTTTCAACTTTTGTTCCTGTGCGTTTAGATAATTCTTTTAGTGTTATTTTCATTTGTAGTTAGTTTTTAAATTAAAGCCTACCTACTCTACTTCAATAGGCTGTTTTTTGCGAGTTATATAAAATCAAATCACTAAATTATTAATCTCGCAGTAGGTTTGTTAGTTTTTTATTTCTTCATATTCTTTAAGGTATAAATCGATTAAATGTTTTGTTTTTTCTAAATCTTCTTTAAAATTTCCTTTTTTACGACATCTTACAACTCTTTTAATAATATCAAATTCGTAAGAGTTAAGATTTTGATTTTCGCAAAATTGGTAAATACTACCTTTACTATTATCGTAGTGTTTCGGTGTTTGCAACTGTTCGGAATTTCCGATTTGTTCATCTAAATATGTCATTATTCGTAAGATTTAATAAATTGATCCAGTGCATTTTTTTCGTTTGGATTTAACTCATGTAGTAATTTTCCGTTAACCGTCCACTTACTATTTATTATTTCTATTATCATTTTCATAGTTCTAAAATTAATTCGGTTAGTTGTTCAGTTATTTTCCTTTGTTTATATTCTAAATTTGAATCGTTTCCGAAGCAAATTAGTTGAAGTTCAATTTCGCTTATTTCTTTTGCAAGGCTTTTCATTTCTTTTAGTTTTTCCTCGCTTATTAGTGTGCTATTCATATTATTTAGTTATTAGTTTCATTTCTTGTATTTTTGACAATCTGTATTTTTCTTTAAATTGATCGTAAGCATCTTCAAATCTAATAGCAGTTATTTCTGTTTCAAAATCCTGCCATTCATCGTTTTTAAATAGCCAATAATAAATGTAATATGTTTTCATACCTATTTACTTTTAAAGATTAATATTAAACAAATCGCTACACATAATAAAGATAAATAAGGATTTTCAAAGTGTAGCCCTAAAGTTGCTGTTAAGATTCCGATTACTGTTTTCATAATTTCTGTTATTTTGATACAGCAAAGTAAAGTATAATATTTTACACTACCAAATAAATTAGTAAAAAAAATAATAATAAAAGTTTTTATACTTTTTTGTTGCGTATTAATTTTACAGTTTGTAGATTTGTAAAAAATATTTAAAACATGATATTATGAGTAAAAGAACAAGTCTTGAGAATCTGGTTTTTGAAAGCGGATTAACACATAACGAGTTTGCCGATAAGGTGGGAGTAAATAGGCGTACTTTTGAGAAACAAATGCAAACAAAAAAGAACCACGTTAAATATGCTTTTGAATATGGTAGTATATTAGGAGTAAACGAGTTAAAAGGTTATGAAAACAACGTGCATTTTGAACTGGTGTTTAAGTAACGTATGTGGCTTTAATACAGTTGCAAACTTCGTAAATGTCGACTTTCTATTTTATTAAAAATATGATGCTACACGGTAATTAAAATGATTTTTGCAATTGATTAAAACCACTGTTATAGTCTGTACTTATTATTAACAACTAAATATTATTGAAATGAAATTAGATGACATAGCTAACTTATTAGCAGAAAAGATTAACCAAGCACATTATATTAAACATTATTTGAATGAAGTTTTTATATATGGATTTCAAAAAGGGGCAAAAAACAGTGATTCATTTGCTATTGCATTTTATGAATGGCGCTCAACTTCTCCAATTAAAAATATAGCCCAATACACTAATAAAGAAACACTTGAAATGTATAAAAAACATCTTAAAAGTAAGATTTCGTAGTATAGACTATAACGTTTTGTGGCTTTAAGCAGTTGCGTATTGTCGATACGCAATTGATTAAAACCACTGTTAACAAATGTATTTTTAAGCACAAAATAATTAAATTATGAAAGTAAAAACCGCAATGCAAGATTTAAAAGATGATTTGATAGAAACAATTAAAACATCAAAAGAAGCATTAGAAGATTTAGAAAATAAAGAATTAGCACAAGAAATTCATTTATACATTGAAGCTACTTTAAAAATTATAATTCAAAGGATAGATAATGAATTATTAAAAATAGAAAGAGAGCAAATTGAAAAATCTTTTAATGAAGGTTGGTTACAATGTAATATTTACGAATTACCTAAAAAAAGCAGAAAGCATTTTAAAACAGCACATGAATATTTTGATTTCACTTTTACACAAAGTACGGAATAATATATTTGTTAACGTTCGAGCGCTTGCCGTTCGTTGTGGCTAAATAAGCATAAACTTTCCTGTTATCACGAAATTAAACTGATGCAAAACAAACTTAATATTAAACCTAAACTCACAATGGCGTAAAACACTTGTTAGCGGTTCGGTTTTTTAACAATAAACAATATGGGAAAAAAGAAATTATTAAAAGAAAATGAAAGTCTAAAATTACAATTAGAAAATTCAAGAAAATCAAAAAGAGAATTAGAAAGCAAAATTTTTGACGAAAAAATTAAATTAGTTACCGAAACATTACAAAGTTTAGGTCATTTAGAATGGCAAGTTGATTTTGAAAGAAGATTTCAAGATTGTCCAGAAATAGTAACCAAAAAAACTTTTACATTCACTTTACGCGCATAGTTCTTTAAATTAAACAAATATAATTATGAAAACCACATTAAGCCAAAAGAAACAAGATTTGCTATACTATGCAGTACATAAAAAATGTATGGATGCAAGAATTGAAACGATTATGCATTTAAAAAACAATAATTTGCCTTGGGAAGAAATAGATAATATTTTTTATAAATTATGCGCATCTACTCCAAAAGAAGCCTTACGTTGTTTTGAAAAGAAATCTTAGCTATTTCTTATAACGTTTTGCAGATACCCGAAGGAGGGGATTACGAAGCACAAAATTTAATATAAAAACAAATGTTTAATCGAAGCAAAAATGTTCAAATAACCACTAAAGCCCCTCTTTTTGGTATGTGCTGTTATGTGCCGTTTTTCTTCACAAATTTAAAATAAAATGAACTACTTAATAATCGGATTGATAATGGTTTCAATTATTGTTGGTGTTATTTGGTCAATGTGGTCAATTATGACATCATCAGTAAATATTCACGAAAAACTGAACGCTTTGAAAGAAAAAGCTAAGATAGCTAAAACAAAAGAAGAATTACAAACTGTATGGGAAGAACTCAAAGATGTAAATAAAGAGTGTTGGCACAGGTCTTTTTCTTCAAAGGTTGTTGAAGTCAAAACAATAATTGAAACTAAATACGAGATGCTGTCTTAAAATGGCACACAACGTTTTTCCAGCTTGTTGCAGTTGCAAAATTATTAACCAAACATTACAAAAATTATGAACAGTACCGAACTACTAAAAGAAATTAAAAATCAATTAGAACTATTAAAGCATAAAGGTTATGATAAAAATAGTTTTAAAAGCGGTTACCTTTTAGGATATGCCAAAGCCCTGCAATTGCAACAAACTGGTGTTATAAAATCGGTTTGTAAACACTGCAAAAACCAATTGTGCGACAGTCAAACATTTAATCAACAATGTTTCAAATGTGGAAAAAAACCGCTATAGCAAACTGTTTTATAACGTATCGTGGCTTAGCGAGGTTGCCGAAACGAGAATTAATTATGAAAACTAAAATTTAAAATTATGCAGAATATTTCAACTGAAAAACTAAACGGCAATCTTGCTAAACCACTGTTACCGCTGGTTGTGGGTGGTTTAACGATAACGTGTGAGGATAATATGGAGTTAATGAGCCGTTATCCTGATAATTATTTTGATTTAGCAATTGTTGACCCGCCTTATGGAATAAACCAAGATAAAACGCAAAATGATTTAGGAGGTAAAAAAGGTTTTGTTAAAGGAGCTGGAACTTATAAAAAATATCATAATACAAATTGGGATAGTGAAGTACCAAGCGACGAATATTTTAAAGAATTGCAAAGAGTTTCAAAAAATCAAATCATTTGGGGTGGAAATTATTTTTTTAATATAGCTTTAAATGGCGTTGTTATTTGGTATAAAGGAGATAGTGGGAGTTTTAAAGAAGGCGAAATGGCTAAAACAAGCTTAAACACTTTTAAAGTTTTTAAAATGAGCCGAGCCGATGCTTATATAAATAAATTAAATCCAACTCACAAAATACATCCTACACAAAAACCCGTTGATTTGTATAAATTTTGTTTAAAAAACTACGCCAAACAAGGGGATAAAATACTTGATACGCACTTAGGTTCTGGAAGCCACGCAATAGCAGTTGAGGAAATGAACAGATTTGAAAAAATGAATTTAACATTAACCGCTTGCGAACTTGATCCCGAATATTTCGAGAAAGCAAAACAAAGAATTATTAACCACGTTGCTCAACAATCGCTCTTTTGAAAACGAATGTAGCAATTAGCGGTAACGTTCTGTGGCTTTGTGATGTTGCCGATAAAACACACACTAACCTTTAAATTTAAGACAGATGTTTGAAGATATAAACGAACTTTCAGTTAAGCCCGAAGTAGGCAATAGCACAAAACCGCTGTTACCAGCAGTGCCTTCATCGGAGGTTTATTTGGAAGATTGTGTAAAGGCATTAAAACGCTATACAGATAACCATTTTGATTTGGCAATAGTTGACCCGCCTTATGGGATTGGTGCAAGTGCAGATAGCCGAGTTGGCGGCTCTTATACTGTAAATATGGGTGGCGTAAAAAAGAAAGTAGCAGCCAAACAATACACGCCTAAAGATTGGGATTTTGAAAAGCCAACAACGGAATATTGGAACGAACTAAAGCGAGTTTCTAAAAATCAAATTGTTTGGGGTGGAAATTATTTTGTTGAAAATTTAAAAGATAGTGCTTGCTGGCTTGTGTGGAATAAAAGAAACGGAGAAAACAATAATGCTGATTGTGAACTTGCTTGGACTTCTTTTAAAACAGCAGTAAGAATGTTTGATTGGAAGTGGAACGGGATGCTTCAACAAAATATGAAAGATAAAGAGGAACGAATGCACCAAACACAAAAGCCAGTTGCATTATATGATTGGTTGCTTATGAATTACGCAAAGCCAAATGATTTGATTTTAGATACCCATTTAGGCAGTGGAAGCAGTAGGATTGCAGCGTATAAAGGCGGGTTCAACTTTGTAGGTTTTGAAATAGACCAAGAATATTATGAGAAACAAGAAAAGCGTTTTAATGACTTTAAATCACAATTACGGTTGTTTTAGCACGGTCGCTGGCATTGCTGGTAACGTTTCGCCACTTTGCTTAGTGCGGGACTTAAACAACGAAAAATTAATTATTAAAAACAAAAATATGAAAAACAACGAAATAAACGAGAAACCCGCATTGAGCAAAATGGCTGTTAGCGGTTCGGTTATGATTACGGAAGAATCAATCTTAGAAATAGGATTTGTAAAGCATTCTGAATACACATACAAACTATTTAATAACAATGTAGTAGGTTATTTGGATGAAATAGAAGTGTTTTTTGAACCAAATGAAGAAATAAGTATTATTGTTCGTCAAACAACTTTTAATACTTCTGATTTAGATAAAAATTCAATTTTTATTAGAGATATGAAATACCTTTACGAGCTTCATTATTTGGTAGTTGTTTTAACAGGTGTTCCTTTTAACTGACCGCTAACGTATGGTGCTATGAGAAGTAGCGGATTAATAAAAACTAAACTTTAAATTTATGACAGATTTTAAAAATACACCTGAACTTTCAGAAAGCACCGATACCGCTATTTCTTATAGCACGTGTTATGACCAGTGCTTTTCGGATGTTTATAACGAAGATTGTATTGATGTAATGAAACGCTACCCTGACAATTATTTCGATTTGGCAGTAGTTGACCCACCATATGGATTAGATTTGGCAAATATGAATATGGGTGCAGGTAAAAGCAAAAAAGCATCTAAAATACAAAACCGAAAATGGAAGCCAAAAGATTGGGATAAAGAAACTCCTACGGCTGAATATTTTGCTGAATTATTCAGAGTTTCTAAAAATCAAATTATATGGGGTGGAAATTATTTTGAACTACCACCGTGTAAAAATTACATCATTTGGGATAAAGAAATTCCTGAAGGATTATCATTTGCAGATTGTGAAATGGCTTGGACTTCATTTGATAAAGCACCGAAAATGTTTAGATATTCAGCTTATTTAGATAAGCAAAGTAAATTTCATCCTACACAAAAACCAATTAAATTATACGACTGGATTTTCTATAAATACGCAAAAGAAGGAATGAATATTTTAGATACGCATTTAGGTTCAGGAAGTAGTCGAATTTCAGCAAACAGATATAAATTAAACTTTATCGGATGTGAAATTGATAAAGAATATTTCAATAAACAAAACAAAAGATATGCAGATTTTATTTCACAAATACGGCTTTTTTAAGCGTTCCAACTGCATTGGTCATAACTACAAGATTACACAACAAAAAGTAATACTTTTCTTTTAAAACCCTTATAAACTATGATAAAATACGATAAAGTGCAAAGTTTCAAATGTGATTCGGAATTAGATGCCTTTTTAAAATCATTATCTAAAAAATCTGAATTTATAAGGATTTCAATTTTAGAAAGGATAGATCGTGAAAATATGATAAAAAAAGACAAACGTAAAAAAGCAACGTTAGAAGATTTAAAAAGAAGTTTAGATAATTGCTTTTAATTAAAAACCCCGCTATATAAGTGGGGTTTTGTTTTTAATATAATTTAGAATGAAATAAAGTACAAATAGTATTCCAATTAGCCAGATAAACTTATTTGCGAGCGTTTCAATTACTTTCGAATAATCTTTATCCTTTGTTTGCATATCTTGCTTTAAATCGGCTTTATTTACTTCGTTGCTTTTTTCTTTTATAATTTCCTTTGTATAGTTATTAGTTATTTTAGCGTTGTGAAATTCTTTTCCTCCAATAAGAATTGGTCTGTCTAAATCAACTGGCTCAATAGTAAAAGAGTTTGAAAATTTAGTAGCGTCTATTTCTGTATTCTTTTCTGATTCCGTTTTTAAATCAGTTTCAGTACTTGACTTTTTTACAGAACCGCAAGACAATAATACCAACGTCATGAAAATGGTTAAAAGTATTTTTTTCATAATTAAAAGTTTTAACAAATTTAGTAAAAAAATATTATGAATAGTAAAAAAGTATTATATTTGTGTACTAACTTAAAAATATATAAAATGGAAAAATTTAAAGTAACACCAGTAAACATGAGTACGGGAGCAAAAGCACCTTACTTTATTTTTGAATTACCATCTGGTAATAATTCAAATAATTTTTCATTAGCTACAAATATGGCTAAAGAAAAAAGTAGATTATCAAGTTTTCAAAATTTTTATTTTGATACAATTAAAATTTAAAGTTAGTTAGTTTTTTCATAGTTTTAGTTTAGAAAAGAAAACCGCCCTATTATTAGAGCGGTTTTTTTATTCGTTTTTCTCAAAATGCATCCAATCGTAATTCTTTTCAACTCCTAAATTGACAAAACCATGTTTATAAAAAATATCAATCATAGGTTTGTATTCTGGACGTGCAAATCTTGCTGTTTTACTTGTTTCTTTTAATTGGTTTCTTTCAGGATCTAAATCAATAGCTATTCCCCATGAATGTCTTGAATAGTCAGAACCGCCACGCATTGCACGAAAAGCAAAACAACCACCAAACAAATCAATTCCAAGTTCTTGAATTTTCGCAAGTCCGTAATGAGCTAATAAGTCATTAAAAACATTGATAAAATCTTGTGCCACTTTTTTATGAACTCGCATTTTTGTTACCGATGTTTTTTTATCCCAAGCCAAACGCATTGGAAAAGGTAGTTGTATGGTTGTCAAATAGCTACCTTGCTGATTTGGTTGTCCGTAAATTTGGATTATCTGTTTAGTGTTTAGCATCTTTATTCTTTAATTTCGTTAATATCCTTTTTTAATTCTTTTGCTTTTGACATTAGGTTTTTAATTGTAAAATAAAAAGACTTATTGCCTAATTTTTGTGATGTTTCATCTATCGACTTACACTCAATGTAAAGCCAAAAAATCGTAACGGCTTTTGAAATTAGTAAATTAACACCAAACAACGTATTCTTTTCAATTATATGCGTATCTATGAAATAAT